CGCTGAGCTCGGCCGCGAGGCGGCTCATCTTGCGCTTGGCGAGGCGACGGGCCTGAGTCGGAGACGGGACCCACGGCAGGGGGAACGGCTGAGAGCGCTCACGCCCCCGCGTCGTGATGTCGGCCTCGTTGCGGTAGGCTCCGGCGTCGTTCTCGGTATAGCCCTTGGCCCGGTCCGTGTAGGTCGGGAGCAGGACGTTGACCGCCTCCTCGTCCGTCACGAAGTGCTTGAGCGTGTAGCCGGTGACGTGGTCGTCAGTCAGGGTCACGGTCGGGGCCCGGTAGCGGCCCGACTGCACGGTAAGTGCGCCGCTACCGGTCTGGGCCAACCAACCATCGCAGGTCGAGACGATCTGATTGACCACGTCGGCCGGCGCCGTGGTGTGTTCGAACACGCCCCCGCAGCGGTAACGGGGCTCGGTCCCGCCGGCCTTCAGGGGGACGGTGGTTTCGCAGTCGTTGGCCGCGGCGATCCAGTCGCCGATCCGGGGGAGGATGCGGCGCTCGTAGTCGAGCCCCATCCCGTGCTCGGTCGAGGTGAGGTAGTCCAGCAGATGCAGGATCGGGTTTTCGGACCACGCCCAGGTGCTCGGGTCCGACTGGACCTGCGCCGGGTCGCGCGGGTCGTAGACGAGCGACAACTCCCCGGCGATGGACGGTTGCGGCAGGCCGTTCGGGTAGCGCTTCGGCTGATAGGTGTCCTTGGCCTGCTTGCAGAGGAGCGCGATGGACGCGATCCCGTCGCCCCGGTGGTCCGTGGTCCACAGGCCCGGCATCTTGGCGATGACTTCCGGGTACGCCGTCTCGGTCGGGAGACCGAGCCGGGTCAGGAAGGTGATGAGGACCGAGGTGTCGGAGTCGTTGCTGTATTTCCCCGGCGCGACCTGGTCCGGGTGGCCGTCCGCGTCGAGGAAGACCTCATCGTCGTGCAGGTAGTAGTTCGTGATCGCGTTGATCCGGCCGTCATGGACCGCGAGCACGTCCACGCTGAAAGCCTTGTGCGCCTCGAACAGCATGTAGGCGCCCGACAGGCGAGCCCGGCCGTAGCCGGTGCGGCGGTTGGGGATCGCCTGCTTGATCGGAACCTGAACCGCCGGGAGGCCCGGCAGCTTGGGCGCGAACGCGGCGTTGATCGCGATGGTCAGGCCGAGCGAAATCGCGGTCTGGGCTACGGCCGTCACCGTGGTCGCGATGGTCGTGGCGGTGGCGGCAGAAGCGCCGGCGGCGGTCGCGAGCCCGGCGGCGGCCGATCCGATTGCGCCCGCGACGACGGCGATGGCCTGAGGCATGTCAGACCCTCCACGCCGCGAAAGGCTGGGCCGGACCGACCAGCAGCCCCCGCGTTCCGAGCATGGCCCAGCGGGACCCGGTGCAGATGGCGCCCACGGCCTCGATCCCTCGTTCAGTCAAAGCGGCGACGACTCCGACGTCCCCCGAGCGCGGGGTGTCGGTGGGTTCGAGACCCACGCCGGCGGCGCAGCGGCTCACCACGGACAGGGGCCCGCCCTCGCGCCTCAGGATGCGGCGACAGCCGAGTGCGGTGTGGTAGCGGCCCCGGAGGTGCGCGGCCGGATCGACCCCGTGCCGGACCCGGACCCAGTCGGCGAGAAAGAGCAGACAGTCCCGCTCGCCCCATGAAAACGGAATGCGCCCGGCTTCGGCCAGGAACGTAGCTAGTGCGGCCACGTCTTGGTCGTCCCTTGGCTGTAGAGGCCGACGCGTTCACAGAACCGATCGTCGGACGACCGGTGCTTCTGGTCCGGGTCGGTCCATGTGGCGTTCTTGGGGCGGCGCCGGCCGGTCATGACGGTTCCGACCGACAGGACGATGGTCCGGACGGCGTTCGCCCCGGAGCCGTCACGCTCGACGCTCAGGGTGTCGCCCTCGCCTTCCCACAACCACGCGGTGGGCGAGATCGGCTGAAGGTCCGCCCCGAGCACCCGCAGGCCCACGTTCACCGCAGCGCCGCGGACTGAGGCGGATTCGGTGGAGGCGAGCGCAGCGACTTGGGGCGTGATGGGCGCCCCGGACATGCGGAACTCGACCCGGTCGGCTTGGCCGTTGATGAGCTGTTGAAGCGGCGGAAGGCCGACGAACTCGCCCATGCCGAGATATCGGGCGTTGTCGGTCTCCTCGACCACGTCGGCCTCGGTTTCGAACCAGCCGACTCCGGCCCACAGGCGGATCGGAGTCGGGGTCGCGACCCGGAACAGCACGACAGGGCGCACGATCCCGCCCGCAAGCTGGGCTTGCGCCGCGGCGCTCCAATCGAGGGCCATGGATCAGGCTCCGAAGCTTTCGAGGAACCGCACGGACCCGGTCCCGCGCTTGAGCAGTTCGAGCGCGGCGCTCATGTCGCCTTCGACCCGCATCACGCACCGGGCGTTGTCGAAGTCGAGCACGGTCCCGCTCGAGATAGCTTCGCGAAGAGGCGGGCGGATGGTGATGGTCGCCCCGGACACGGACCCGATCCTGTAGAGCCGGGCGCCCAGCGTCGGGTGAACGATGGTGAAGTGCTCCCCGCCCACCAGGGTCGCGCCCCCCGAGTACGACGCGAGGGTCAACTCCGTGGCCCTGAGCGCCGCGGCCGAAGCCGTGGCGGTGATCTCCGAAATCGTCCACGACGTGCCTTCGGAGAAGACCTTGTCCCCGGTGAATCCGTCCGTCCGGCGAGGGTTGAGAAACGGCTGATTGCCCCGGTCGCACAGGGGGACCACGAACGAGGTCGCGCCGTTGTCGGACATGGCCTCGACGGCGCGCCACGCCTTCATTTTCTCGCGGGTGTTCAGCGTGACCCCGCCGAGTTCGAGACCCCAAAAGGGACCGCCCGACGTGGCGGCGAGTTGGGTGATCCCGGACAGGGATTGCCCGCCCGAGACCGCCCCGCCGAGCAGTTGCGGCCGGATGCTCTGAGGCGCGAACAGGGCCGTGGGGAAGGTGAACACCGGCTCAGCCCCCCCCTCTCAGCAGTTGTTCGGATCGAAGCTGCCCGGGAAGGGCGCGCCGGCTGGCGTCCACCGAGGTCGCGATGGCCTCGGCCTTCGCCCGCCCCGCCATGGCGCTCATCTGCGCCAGAAGCTCCGGGGTCGTGACCGCGTGCTTCAGGTCGAAGTGGAATTCCTGGGTGACGTGGGTCACGCTCGCGCCGAGGCTCGCCGGGTTCAAGGACTGCACGGCGTTGAGGGCGTGGTTCGGGATGACCTGAGAGCCGCGGGGAAGGTTGACCAGCTCCGGCCCGCGCTCGCCGACGAGGGCGAGCCCGCCGGGGGCGAAGTCGGTCCCGGTCGCGAATTTCGGGATGGCGCCCGACAGGGCCGACGTGATCGACGACAGGCCGCCGCTCGCGGCCGAGGAACTCGCCACCGCCGCAGCCATGGCCGCCGCAGCGGTGGCGCCGGCGGCCACGATGGCGGAGCCCATGGCGGTCGCTGCCGTGGCGCCGCCCGCCGTGATCCCGGTTCCCATGGCGGTTGCCGCACCCGCACCAGCGGCGGTCATGGCCGTGCCGATCGCCGCGCCCGTAGCCGCGCCGGACGCGGCGTCGGCCGCCTTCTGCGGGATCAGACCGCCGAGGCCCTTCAGGAACAAGCCGCTCAGCGGCTTGGTGATGCCGTTCTCGACGATCTGGCGGGTGGTGTCGCGCAGAACCGAGCGGCCGACATCGCGCAGGGCGTCGCCGAAGTCCTTCGCCCCCAACAGCGCGTCGGTCAGGGCGTCGGAGAAGCCGTTCAGTCCGTCCACGACGATCTGTTGCGCCTGCGCGACCTTGTCCGCGCCAGCGTCCTCGTTGAAGGCCTCCAGGGGCCCGCGGGTCGCCCGGCGGACCGACTCCTGGGCGATGCTCGCTTGGGCGTTGTCGGCCGCGATGCGGGACCGGATACGGGACGCCTCGGCCTCATTCCCGGCGGCTTGCGCCAGTTCGAGGTCGGCGTTGAGCCGGGCCTGTTCCGCCGCGTGCCGGTCGGCGATGGCCTTCAGTTCGAGGTCGCGGCGCTCGGCGAGCGTCTTGGCGAGCCCCGCAAGGGCCTGTTCGATGTCGGCCTGAGCGTTGAGGGTTTCGGCCGTAGCGTCCGCGAGGGCCTTCGCCTTCGCGGCCTGATCGACGAACGCCTGTGTCGTCTGTTTGGCCGCGATGAGTTTGTCGTGCTCGGCCTGAAGGGTCGCGTTCGCAGCGGCGTTCTGGTCGATCAGAGCCTTCGCCTGATCCGCCGAGAGTTCCTTCCGGCGGACCTGATCGGCGGTCTTCGCGGCGAAGTCCTCGGCCTGCTGCTTCAGGCGCCGGTCGAACTCGTCCTTGTCCGCCGCGAGTTGCTCTTGGTGGACCTTGGCCTGTTCCTCAAGCGAGGAGAGGTCCGACAGGCCAACTCCGATCATGTCCCGCTTGATCGACGCGAGCTGGTCTTCGAGCCGGTGTTGAACCTCCCGGTCGTCGTCCGACTGCTTGTTCTCGGGGGTCTTGGTCGTGCTGGTCTTCGGGAGTTCGACGGTCGGGCCGGGCTTCGTCGTCGGCGCAGGCGTCGCCGAAGCCCGACGCTTCGTCAGTTCGGCGTCGATCTGGGAAAGTTCCTGCCGCTTGGCGTCTAGCAGGCTCTGCGCCGCCGGCGCGAGCGTCTTTCCGTCGCCGCGGTAGTTGCCAGACGTGAACTGGATCTTGAGGACGTCGGCGGTGAGCTTGGCCTTGCGGTCTATGAGCGCCCGGTCCGAGCGATCTTGGAAATCCTGAAAGCTCGCGGCCATGTCGGCGAACTCGCGCGCCAGGTCCGCCATCAGCTTAAGTGTTCCGACGATCACAGGAGCGAGCCCGACGAAGGCCTCCTTCAACTGCATGTCGATGACCTTCGACAGCACCTCGGCCTTGTCGTGGGCCTCGCCGGCCCGCTTGACCATGGCCTCGTCCATGACGACGCCGAGCGATCGCGCTTCCTCGCGCAGACGCCCCATGGCCCCGACGCCCTGATCGATAATCGGCAGCAGAGGGCCCAGCCCGAGCTTGTCGGCGAAGGCGGCTTTCTGGGCTTCCGACCCGAGACGCGCGATGGCGTCAGCTACCTTCGGTAGCGCGTCCTCGGCCGAGTTGAAGCCTTGAAGCTGCTCCTTGGTGAAGCCGAGCGCCTTGAACCACTTCAGGGACCTTTCCGCCCCCGCCTGCGCTTGGCCGAGCGTGGAGCTGAACGCCTTCAGCGCCGTGTCGGCGTCCTTCTCAGCCCCGCCAGCAGCGAGGATGGCGAACCGGTATTCCTGAAGCGCCTCGACCCCGACCTGGGCTTGGGTGGCCGCGTCGGAAATCTCGTCGGCGAAGTTCATCGCGTCCTGGGCTTTTGCCAGGCCCGCAGCCATGACAGCGATCCCGGCGGCGGCGGCGATGCCGGCCCCGCCCAACTCCTCGATCGCCGAGCCGAACAGGCCGATCCGGGCGACGCCGGAATCCAGCACCTTCAAGCGGGTGCTGTCGAACACCTTATCGAGCGCCCGCGCCGGGTCGCCTTTACTGAACAGCTTGTCGAAGGCGTTGTCGTTTACGCCCTTGAGGCGCGTTTCGACCCGGCCCGCAATGGCGACGACCTTCTTCTCCATCTTCTCAAGCTGATTGGACAGCTTCGAAAAGTCGGCATCCCATTCAGTAACGAGCCGTTCGACGACGTCGTTCATGCGTCAACGCTCCCAAATGGGGGGTCTGTTCAGGTCGTCGGCGAACGAGGCCACTTCGGCGTCGCTGAGCACTTCCTCGATCTTCTGGCCGTGGGCTCGGGCGAACCCGATCGCCGCCGCGGAGATCTGCCAGAGGCTCATCCGGTCCACCTGATCGGCGCTCAGGCCGATGGCGGCTCCGATTCCGTAGAGGTCTCCGAAGCGGATTCGGCCGTTGGGGAGGGGCTCGGGTCCGGCCCCTCCCCCGACGACTTTCCCAGCTTCTCGACCTCCACGCCGTAGATCGCGGCGCCCACGACGAGGCGGGCGATGGCCGCGTTCTTCACCCAGTCCGGGACTTCCTCGACGTATCGGCGGACCATGGCCGCGGCCCGGTCAGGCTTCATGCCGCCGCCGATCAGGCCGACGCGGAGCACTTCCCTGACCTGGCCGACGCGCCACGTTCCCAAGGTGAGGTGTTCGAACAGGACGTGCGGCCCGACCTCGAGCTTCTCGTCGAGCTCGACGAGTTCGCCGTGGGCGAGCCGAAACGCCTGTTCACCGTCGCCGAAGAAGGTCGAGACCTTCGCCGTGCGGGTTTGCGGAATGTCGCTCACGCGGCGTCGGTCCAGGTGACTTCGCCGTCCGACGACAGGTCGACGGAGGCTTGAACCCGCTGGCCGATGTTGGCCGCGTTGCCGAGCGAGTTCATGATGAAGTAGCCTTGGTAGTAGCCGCCGCCCGGGTTGCCGCTGGTGTCGAACTCGACGCGGCAGCGGAACGAAGCACCGGTCAGGGCCAGCCGGCGCCACAGGGCGAAAGCCGTCCCGTCGAACACGCCCGTTCCGCTGATCTTCGCCGAGCGGGTCGCCGGGGTGCGGGCGACCCAAGAGAGTGCATCCGGGTCATCACAATCGGGAACATTGTCATCATTCGCTTGCAGGTCGAGCGACCAATTCTTGGAGGTCAGGCCGCACGGCGCGACGAAGGTCCCCGGGGTGTCCGGGTCCTCCACGTAGACGCGCATTTTGCCGGAACGGATGGTTTGGGCGAGGGCCATGAGCGGGCTCCTTCCATGAAAAAAGCCCGCCGAAGCGGGCCGTCGCGGTTGCTGGGGAGGGGTGACGCCTAGGCGTCGGGTTCGGTGAGATACCGAATGGTGAGGACGGCGTGTTTCGTCAGGCCGTCCGTGTCGTCGAAGATGTGGGTTTCCTCGGGGACCGCGTCCACCAGCCGGAAGCCGGCCAGCACCAGGTCCACGCACAGAGCGGTTTCGACCGCCGCAGCGATGTCGGCGGCCTCGCGCCGGCCGAGGCTCGGCGGCTCCGGCCGGGACCATACGTGCAGCTCGACGAAGACGTCCCGCCCGTTCAGGCCTTCGGCCAGTTCCGGAACGAGTTGGTTTGAGCCGTGGGTGATGTACGGAAAGGCGAAGTTGGCGGGGACCGTGTCGTAGATCCGGACCGTCCCGCCCATGAGCGCCCGGAGCGTCGTGTCGGCCCGGAGCGCGGCCTCGACCGCACCCTGGAGGGTCGTCGCCACGCTGCTCATGAGCCCGACACCGCTTCCTTGATGGCCTTGGACGCGGCTCGGGCCGTGCGGCCCTTCCAGCGTTTGAAGCCGACACGACGGGCCGGGTAGAAGAACGGCCGGCCGGCGACGTGCGAACCGTCCCGCGCCTTGTGGCCCCACTCGATCGGCCCGGCGGGCTCCTCGGCGTCGCCGATGCCGACCGCCACGGCGGTCTCGGTCTTGCCCGCCTGCTTGCTCAGGGTCGAGGCGAGGTGGCCGGTGTCGGTCGGGACGATCTGCCGGACCTTCGCCATGAACTCGTCGGCGTTCTTCTCGTTGGCGGCGCGGACAGCGTCCTTCACGCCTTGGGGAAGGCGCTTGAGAACCTTCTCCTTGAACCGCGGAATGTTCAGGGTGCGGACGCTAGCCACTGGCGCCCCCCGAGTCCGCGAGAATGTCCCATCCGTCCCGCTTCGCGTTCAGGGTCTTCGCCCTGATGTTGAAGGGGACGTCGTTCCACAAAATCCGCCAGTCCGTGGTGATCTGGGCCGTCTGAGACGAGGACCGGACCGTGAAAAGGTAAGGCTGCTTGCCGGTCAGGCGGGCGGCCATGACGTCCTCGCCCCCGACGAGAGGCTTGGCCGAGGCCGAGACGGTGAACCGTTCCGCCCACTCCCCGAGCAGGTCGCCGTTGGCGTCGAGGGTCCGGGCCTCGAACCTGAGCCGCTCGCGCATGGCGCCCGCCTTCACGGCTGCACCTCGTCGCGGCGCGGAGCTTTCGCTCGCTTGGCGGCCCCGAGAGCAATCCCGCGCTCAGCACACGCTCGGGTGACGTTCTGCGGCCACGGGTGCGGCTCCACGTCCTGCATCACGCCCGGTCTCGGCTTCCAGGTGAAGCGGCGGGAGACGTCGATCCACGGCATGGTCCGGTCTCCGTCGATGTTGGCGGGCGAATACCCAATTTGGGCGACGGCGCGCGGCTTACCCAATGGTTAAGGTCGCCGCATGAAACGCGCTGTCGATCTCGTCTGCTCCGCTGGGCCGGTCGTTCTCGCCGCCCTCGTCATTCTCGCCGCTATCGCCATGACGCCGCCGCGCGATGCTGCGACCTCAGCGGTCTTCGCGGCGATGGCCGGACGCTAAACAGCCCCCCGCTCCACGCGCCTATGACGACAGGCGCGCCGGGATGATGGCCGCGAAGGTGCTGCTCGCGCCGAACGGGTCGGTGAAGGCGCTCGTTCCCGCCCGGCTCTTCCAGCGGTATCGCCCGTCAGCGGCACGGGTGCCGCCGTCGCACGACAGCGGCCCGTTCTCCGATCGCACCGCCACCCACACCCGCGTCCCGGCCGTCACGTTCACAGGGGTCGAAAGGGTGAAGGCAACGTTTCCTGTAGGCATGGATGAAATGACGTTCGAGACGCCGAGCAGCGCGCCGGGGGCGTTCGAGCTGTCGGCATACAGCGCCACCTGGCCCACGCCACCGGACGCCCCCGCGCGGTTCAGGATCGTCACCGTCGACACCAGCACATCGCTGCCGGTGTCGTTGATGTAGGACGTGGCGTCGTGGTCGGACGTGAACACGACGCCCACCCCGGTCCCGGTGCCGTCCCCCGCTTGATAGCCGAACGAGGACGCGCCTCCGCCGCCTGCGGCGGTGCGCCGCCGAACCGCGTGCTCCGGGATCGACAGACCGAGGCCGATCATCAGTCGAACAGCGCGACGATGTCGGCCGCGGTCGTGCCGGTGGACAGGACCCGGCGGACTTGGATGGGGACGATCTGCCCTGCCGAGAGGCCCTTCAGGGTGACGGTGGACCCGTCCGCGTTCCGGACCGGCAGCACAACGACCGTCGAGCCGCCGGACACGGTTCCGATGAACAGGGCCTTGGCGTAGGTGGTCAGGTCGGTGGAGTCGGACGGCGTGACCGCCGCCGCCTGCCGCGCCGGCGTGGCGGCGGACGAGGCGTTCGTGTTGAGCGGATCGGCGCTCGCGCTGTAGGACATGGCCCGGTCTCCTTCAGGTCAGGGATCAGGCCGAGGCCGCGAGGATCGCGACGCGGTAGGTGACCGCGGTGCCGGCGCCCGAGTTGGCGACCTTCAGGATGTCGCCCGTGCCGGCGGTCACGGCCCAGCCCGCCTTGCTGGTGATGCAGACGGCGCAGCCCGGCTCGACGACGAGCTTGTCCGTCGCGTCGCCGAACGGGCCGACGAAGGCGTTCGAAGCGGCGCCGCCCACGACGACGTTGTTGGTGTTGGTGGACAGCGCTTCGATGTAGATGGCCTTGACCTTGGCCGCCGTGATGGTCGAGCCGAACACGTCCGACAGGGCGCCCGCGAGGTCCAGGTTCTCCGACGACGACGCCGCGATCGTGCGCTCGTCGTCGAAGCAGATGTCAGCCTTGCCCGTGCCGGTGCCGGCCGTGAACTGAACGAGGTTCTGTTCCGAGATCGACGCCCGGACCGAACCGCGGTTGGTGGTGCGGGTCACCCCGCCGGTCACGGAAATGCGGACGTCAGCGTTCACGCCAGCGGTCATGATGGTGTTCCTTCAGACTTGAGGGAGGGAGGGACGTCAGGCCACCTGGCCGACGCGGTAGCGGTTCAGGATGGCGTCCACGCCGAGCGGCAGGGCGGCTTGAGTCACGTCGCCCACCGCCTCGCGGTTGGCGTAGAGGTGGCCGACGATCAGCTTCATGGCCGCGATCAGGTCGGCGGGAACGCTCTCGGCGGTCGCGCCGTAGCCGGTGGTGAAGGTGACTTTCACGGCCCCCGGACCGCAGCGGTAGGCGGGCCACGTCGCGTTCCACGCGCGGGCGATGACCGCCGGGCTTTGGTCGGTGTCGACGGTATAGAGGGACGGGTCGAGCGTTTGCGTCGCCCCGTTCGTGTCGGTGTAGGTGATGCCGGTCACGGCCTGCACCGGGCCGAGCGGAATACGGATCGGGGCGCACAGGTCGTCCAGCGACAGGCGCCACGTCTGGGTCGTCAGCGCGACGCCGATGCCGTTCGGACCTTCGATGAACGCCTGAGCCGCAGCGATCAGGGCCGTGATCAGGGTGTCGTCGTCAGAGGATTCCGCCCGCACTTGCGCCTTGGCGTCGGCGAGGCTCAGCACCTCGGCGGTCGGCGCCGCGACGAGTTTCAGGCGGTTCCACATGGCCGACCTCCCCGGGAAAGCACGAGGGCGGCCGAAGCCGCCCCCGTTACGCTCACTTCTTGGACTTGGCCGGCGGGGCCGGATCGGGCTCGGGAGCCGGTTCCGGTTCCGCCGCTTCCGGCTCGGCGGCCGGTTCGGGCGCCGGCAGTTCGATCGCCGGGGTGTCGTCGGAGACGCTCTCGGCCTCTTCGGCGGCGAGCAGGCGGGCGGCCAGATCTTCAGGGAGGTTGAAGACCTCCCCCGGCTTGAGGACCCTCTCAGCCGGGGGAACCCAGAGGATGCGGACCTTCATGATCAGGTCGCCGAGTTGGCGTAGTACTTCACCGCGCCGCCGACATCGATCAGGTTGCCGCCGGTGCGGAGCCAGGCGAGGAACGCCACTTGGCCCAGCTTGGTGTACGCGCTGTCGGTGAACCGGAACATGGTCACGTCCATCGCGTCGCGGATCACGTATTCGGAGAAGTCGCCGAACAGGATCGACTTGGCGTTGGCCGCCATGGTGGCGACGTCCTGGTTGATGACGATCGGCGAGCCGAGCAGCGTGTCCGGGGCGCCGCCCGGGACGCCGACCTCGTAGCCGGGGACGAAGATCGGACGGGACTGACCGTCCACGATCTTGCGGATCACCTTCAGCGAGGCGTCGTTCATCATGAACTTGCAGGAGCGGCCTTCCCGGTACGCCGGGTCGACCGAGTGCTGCAGGTCGATGAGGTCGGCGTAGATCACGGTCGTGGTCTGACCCGTGGTGCCGACCTTGCCCGACGACGCGGCGGTCACGATGCCGTTCGGCTGCGAGGAGCCGGTGCCGACCGTGAAGTGGTTGTTCGTGATGCGGCCCAGACGGGTCGCGAGACGCTGGATCACGAACGCCTCGATGTCGACGTTCGAGTCCTGCAGAAGTTCGAACGGGACCGCGACGATCTTCGACGAGTACTTGTAGGCGGTCAGCGTCTTGACGCTGAACGACACGTCGGCCGCCGTCGCGGTCGTGTTCTGGGCGATGATCTCGCCGGTCTCGGAGGTGCCGTCCGAGGTCGGATAGTTGATGTCGCCGACGCCCGAAGTCTGGATGACGGTCGAGACCTTACGCATGGCGCCGGGACCGGCCTTCAGCGCGTCGAGCACGTTGCGGGCCACCTCGGTCGCGACGGTGTAGCCGCCTTCCGAGTTGGTCGTGGTGCTCATGGTGTTCCGGATGACGGCCCGGTCCTCGGCGGTCAGGGCGCCGTCGCCGCCGCGGACCCACTTCGCGAACACGCGGGCGCCTTCGGACTTGTTGTCGACGGCGGCGCGGTCGGCGCGGTCGGCGACGTTCTCGGCCAGGTAGTCGTCGGCGGCCTTCTTGTTCAGGTCGTTGACGCGTTTGATCTTGGCGTCAATCTCGTCGATCGCGGCCATCCCGGCGTCATAGACGGGCTGGTCCGCCGCGGCGTTCCAGTCCTTCTTGTTCACCAGTTCGTGCAGCTCTTTCGCCTTGGCCGCGCGCTGCTCGCGGAGTGCCTGGATGCTCATGCTCCAGTGGTCCTTCCATGAAAAAAGCCGCCCGAAGGCGGCCGGTGGTCTGCTTCGCGCGGCTCGCGCTCAGGCAGTCGGGCAGAGCATCCGGACCGCATGGACGCGGGCGCGGCGCTCGTTGTCGGAGGCCGCGGGCGCGGCGAGGGGCTCGGGGGCCGGAGCGGGCTCCGGCTCGGGGTCGGGCTCGACCGCGGGGGCGGCCTGATAGGCGCTCAGGTCCCAGCGCGCGGCGTTCTTCGGCTTGGCGGTGGCGGCCTCGTCGGCGAGGCCGAGATCCACGGCCTCGGCGGCGGTGAACCACGTCTCCGCGGCCATCATTTCGGCGAAACGGGCCGCGTCCTTTCCCGACTTCTCGGCGTAGGTCTCGGCCAGGGTGCCGTCGATCTTCTCCAGAAGCCCGGCCGTGGCGAGGAACTCTTCCGAGTTGCCGAGCGCCATGGTCCACGCCTTGTGGATCATCAGGAACGAGCCCGGCGCCATGATGCAGCGATCGGCGCTCACCGCGATCAGCGAGGCGGCCGAAGCGGCGTAGCCGTCGACATGGGCGATGATCTCGCCCTGATATTCCCGCATGGCCTGAGCCATGGCGCGGGAGGCGAACACGTCGCCGCCGGGCGAGTTGATCCGCAGATGCACCGTGCCCGACATGCCGGCCAGTTGGCGCGAGAACGCCTCCGGGGACACGCCGCCCCAGAACTCGGCCTCGGCGTCGGAGCCCACGATCACGTCGTACAGGAAGATCGTATCGTCCTCGGCCCGGAACGAGCCCTTCTTGGCGTTACTGGCCAGGAGGTTGAGGAGCTTGGGGCGCATCGGTCCCTCCTTTCGAAAGCGGGGTGTCCGGCTTCTTTTTCAGGTTGAGGCGGTCCCGCACTTCTTCGACCGACATGAAGGCGTCTTCGCCTGCGCGGCCGAGGGCGATACGGAAAGCCTCGAACAGCGACTTGGTGTCGGCGCGCTCGAGCTCGGTCGTGTCGAACGCCGCGACCCGGGCCGCGGTCCGGAATAGCTTCCGGTTGATCTCGTTCTCAAACTTGTTGAGGTGCTGGCGCAGTGCGTAGCGGACGAAGCCCACGCCCATCTGTTCGACGCCCGAGCCCCACGAGGTGGTCTTTTCGTTGTGCCCGATCATGAACGGCGGAATGCCGTAGATCCGGGCGATCTCCTCGATTTGGAACTGGCGCGTCGCGATGAGCTGC